GATCCTGGTTTTACCTTACCAGTCACGGCTGTTTTTAGTTTAGAGCCAGGATTTAATCTTCTGTAGGCTTTGACCCCGGCTTGTGTCATGCCTGCTCCAGACTTTGTAGATCTGAAGTTCTTTTTATTTCTAGGAGGCATTGTGCCTTTAGAAAAATTCTCTCTTACTTGAAAGTCGTTTCTCATTAGATTTTAAAACCTTTTAAGAGATTACCGTAATATTTTTTTGAACTTGAGTTACTTAGATTTACCCCACCATATTCGCCCGAGATGCTCGGACCAAAGTATCCACCAGTGGCTGCTTTTTTTCTTTTAGCAAAAGTGGCAGCTCTACTAGGTGTAGGGCCTGTATTTGCTTTCGCTTGTTTTCTTCTTACGGCACCCGCACGTTGCCCTTTGGTCATCCGTCTTGCTTTTGCAATGGGAACGCATTTTGGATAATTTTTTCTTTTTTCTCCACCACTTCTTCCACACTTCGGGTATGAGCCATCTTTTCGCTTGTTCGCAATATCGACCCAATTTTCCTTTACCCATGCTCGTAAACCTTTTTCGGCCATTAGACTTCAACCATAGTGGTCATATCAATTAGACCACCATTAGCCGCCTTCTTACGTTTTCCTTTTTTACCACCAGGTGTAATTTTTCCAGAACAAACTGCAGAAGCATACATATTAGCATATGCGCTTGGGTACACTTTAAATTTTCGCTTCGCTGCAGCTTTACCTCTTGGACAAAGTTTTCCCATTACTTCTTACCTTTTTTCTTTTTCTTCATCATGTAAGCTTTAAGACCAGGATTTAATTTTGCGATCCCACCTTTTTTCATTTTGCCTACACCATCAGCAGCATAGAAAGGAACTTTTTTTCCTTCCTTGTTTGTTACCATCTTAAGTTTACCTGAGCCACCAGCATACATTTTTCTTGTCATGCCACCGCCCATTTTTTTCATACGTCCACCACCCATAGCACCACGTCTATTTGTAGTCTGTGTGTTATATCTAGGATTTGCCATTATTTTTTTCCTCCGTTTCTAAATATTTGTGTTCCCTTTATACCATATATACTCGCGACTACAAGGATCCATAAATTTGTGAACCATGATGGAAGCTGCGAGAACATCTCGAAGAATAATTTCACCTTGTCCATAGCAGTCGGGTCGTCCGATATCACTGCATATGCGAGCACCAACACGGGCAAACTGAGAATTATGAGAACTGCCTCGTCCTTCCAGTCTGATTGTCGGGCCTCTAGCAGTTTACCCTGGTAAGCTTCCTCACCTTTGGCCATACGTTCAGCATGCATTAATTGTGCGTCAGACATTGCCATTTTCGTTCTCTGCTTGTTGGCATAAATCTTACTTCCAGCAGAGACGGCTAATTTTATTGCCGATAACCACATGTTAGTACCACTTAGCTTTTCTTTTCTTCTCTGGTCTAATATTTCCTTGACCTTGAACGTCTTGTTCTTGTGTCTCTTGTGGATTTGTAGCTTCTATTTCTACTCCACCCTCAACATAACCATCTTTGTTTGTAAACATATCATGGTTTAGGTTTTTTTTATTTTTTTCTGCCATTTTTCCTCCTAATATTTGCTTCTCGCAAGGCAATTGCGATTGCTTGTTTTCTATTTTTAACTTTTTTATCAGATTTTCCGATAGAAAGCTTTCCTTTTTTATATTCTCTCATGACTTTAGCAACTTTTTTCTGTTTTTTATCCATTTTACTCCTGATCTGTCCCTATGATTACCGATCCGCCCATCATATCTTTCGCATTTGGTAAAGTTTTACTTAAAACTGTCTTTTGAATGGACGTATCTGCTCTTAATTTTGCTAATTTCTCGTTCTGCTCCATTTTCTCGTCTGTATTTTGTTGGTTCATCATCGCTCTCATCTTATCTAGGTTTAATCTTTCCTCACCTTCCTTCTCTTTTCTCATATTCTCCTGTGCTCTTAGGTCTAGTTCTCTAGATCTTAGTTTAGCAAGCGGATCATTTGCAAAATCACCGAGTATTTTCTTCTCCTCTTTGGAATATTCTTCCATCATCTCTGCAATCAACACAGCTTTTCTAGATTCTATCTTCATGGTCAGATCCATAACCTGTTGTTGCATCATTGGATCTTGCATCGCTTGTGGATTTTGTTGCATTGATTGTAGTGTTACGATCTCTCTTTGGAACTCCATCTCTACCTGCTCTAATGACATCAAAGATATATGTTCAAAAATATTCTTCTGTAAACTAGCCATCACCACAGGATTATTTCTTGCCATGTTAGTAGACATAAAATTTAAATGAGCTGTGATATGTGCCTGATGATCCTGACCCTTGAAAGCCTGAAAAGGTTGACCAGCTAGAGCCTGTATGTGTTCGACCGCAGGATCCATTGGCGTGGGTCTTGCAGGTGGTTTTAAAATAGCATCAATATTTTTTACACCCAAAGCCTCATACATATTTCTGTAAGCAGCGTATAGGTTATGAAGCTGTGGGTTGGAGCTAGCCAGTTGCAGTTCCGTTTGGGCTATAGATATCCTTTGTGCCTGAGAAAAAATGTTTGGATCTGCAACTGGAATAATGTCGATCTTATCATCGAAGTCTGTCTGTTTGATCATCCTCTGACCACCAACAACATCGTATGGATATTCGTTTGGTAGGTATAATTTAAATACCCTTGTCATCAATTTAAATTCGTTTTTAAGTGCTGCGTAGATTCTCTTGTGGATCGCTGACATTGTTCTCGATCCACGTTCCAACAAAGCCACTGTCGTGCCCACTGCTGCTTGTTGATTACCCTCACCTACTTGAAGATCAGCGATTGAAGCAAATCTTTGCCCCGCTGAAACCACGACACCCATAAGCTGTAACAGAGTTGCAGATGGTTCTTTAAATGGCAAAGTCATAAATGAATCTTTGATATTACCACCTGGTGCATCTACATCTCTAAACTCTCCTGGTTGTATAGATTGTGCATCATCTCTGATTCTAATACCACGCATCTTAAATCCTGCGGGTAAGTTAGAAAGAGTTCCTGCATCAAGCAACGATCTTAGTGCCGTTGTTGCTGTTCTTGATAATCCACCAATCATGTGAATCAAACCAAAGCCATAAAAACCTAAACCTGGTAAAAATTTAAAATGTACAAAGTATGGAATCTTTTGTTTCTTAGGATCTGCTATCTCATAGTTTCTTCTGATAGATAGGATCTCTCTTGAACCCTCTTCGACAGTAACGATGTATGGAAGTTTGATTCCTGTCTCCTGACCATCAGGTCCACGATCCTCGAACCCCTCTAGATCTAGATTGATATGAAATTCAAGAAGAGTGTACATATCCTCGTTAAAGGTTCTTTTCGTTCCCTCTAACATTCTCTCTTTTTTCTCCACCTCTGTCTCTTGATTAAATGGTCTTGGTAATTCTATGTCTCTATAAAATCCAGCGACCTGTTGTTTTCTCAGATCATTCTCAGAGATCTTAATACGATGGATCACGGCCTCTGCATCTTCTAATGAAGTTGCATTGTATGGCACGATTAAATCATCAGCAGGTACAAACTTAGAAACGGTTCTGCCTAAGAGATCGTCGTAATAGACTTTCTTAAATGCAGAACCGCTAAGAGGGAGATAAAAAAGCATTTGGTCAAACTCTGGTTCATACTCTTTCATCACATCCATGAGCTGATAGTTCATGAATTCTTTAACACGATTTGCCTGATCATTTTTTTGTGGAGTCTGTAT